TGAAACTTAGCATTTGAAGAAGCAGTATCATCAATAAGGAATCTTATAGCTTCCAAATTGCTATTTGCAGGATCTCCACTCCAGGTAAAAGCCATTCTATCCTCCTATGGAAAAGTTTATTTTACTGTACTATTCCATTGAAAAATGCCCCTAAATCAGCAGCAACTAATTTAAGGTCAAAAGCCATTTCGCCTTCTATTCTCTTTGTTCCTTTACCTAACCATGGCATATCAAATGTTGAAATAGTAGTACCAAGTCTACTATTAGCACCATTTAATCCAGTCCATGAGAATGTGTATCCAGCGGTTGGAACTTTTATTCCAGGGCTAGGAGCTGCATAAGCAAGTAAGCAATGCTTTCCTGCTATGAAATCAGTATCTTCAGTAGCTCCTTTTGCTGCTGAATTCTTTACACCCTCTGCGACTAGGTACTTATCAACTTCAAATAATGCTGCCAATAGGTCTTTAGTAACTATTCCTCTTTCAGTATATTTTATCCTATCCAATATATCTGCATGATTTCTTAGTGCTTTATGCACATGGGGACCTACTACCATTACATTTGGCTTAAGTCCAGTTACAGACTGAATTGCTATTTGTGCATCTGCTACATCTTCTATCGGTGTAGAGCCTGAAGAGCTCCAATATACTACATCTGTTCCTGATTCAGCAGCAGCACCATCATATCCTGTAGTCCATAATCCTGATGTGAAATATCTGGTTATCCATTCCACTTCTCTCCTTATGAGTAGTTTTTGAGTTGTGAACTGTACTGCATCCCTATCAGGCTGCAATGGGCTGTCAGAATTTGCCCTATCTTCATCATCTACATCCTTATGATAAGCCCAATTCTCGCAGAAGTATGTTGGTGTATTATCAAGCTCATATCCACCTCCTGCTGATTCAGAACCTTTCTTTCTCTTCATTGCTTCATCTCTAAACCAGTCTTCCTTCAGATATACGAAATATCTATCTGATTGTTTTACGACTGGAAGTGATGGAAACACCTGACCTGCTACAAATGCAGATGCTTTCTGGATATAAGCTATACTGATATTAGTCAGTGGTCTATTAACATGAATGTTTTGTCTTGTAGGATTTGGCATTTATTTTTCAACTCCCTTCTTTAATCTAAGTTTTTATTTAAGTAGTAATGCAAAAAGTTCATCCTCCGCACCGCAGGCTGTCATGGCAATTCCAACTCCAGTCCCTGTAGTCTTAGTTACGAATTTGCCATCAGCATCGCACTGAACTTCTGCACCAGCAGCTATAACTGCACCGCCAATAGCCTTGGTTATGCCTCCATAAGCCACTTTGCAGGACTGATTTGCTGCGTCAGGGGTATCTTGGAGCACTCCTACTATTTTGTCACCAGTACTGGCTAAAACCGCTAATTCACTTGAATTTAGTTTTATTCCATAGTACTGATAGTCTTCATAATCAGCGTAAGACGCTAATGTCACTGTTTGTAAGTCTAATTCATAAGCAAAACTCATTTATATTACACCCCCTCTTTCTCTTTATTGTATTGTTCATAAAGTTCTGGATTTTCCTGAAGCACTTGATCCTCAGCTTCTTCTGGTGTCAAATCAGGCTTGGCTTTTCTCAAAGCTTCTACTTTTGATTTGATTGTACTTTCAGAAGTTTTGCTATCTCCATTTTCTCCAGAACCGATAGATACCAATAGTTTGCTTTCCTTTATTACACCATTTGCAGAATCCAATATCTTTTTGAGTTCACTATATTTGTCTTCTGGAATGGATTTATTGATAGTGTAAAGCAGGTCAGCCAACTTGTCAGATTCCTTTGAAATGGCTACCATCTCTTTAGCTTCCTTTGTGAATTTCTGCATTTCCAAATCTTTTTGGAGTTTATCTACTTTTTCCTTTTCTACTTTCCTTTCTTCTTCAGAAGCATCCAATCTTTTCTGCATCTTTTCAAACTGCTCTTTTACTTTTGGGTCAGCATCCTTCAAAATGTCCTCTTTCTCTTTACCCTTATCGGGGGTAGTTTTGCTGTTTGACTTCTTTATATCCTCTACTTCTTTTTTGAGTTTTTCTACTTCTTCTTTTTGCTTTTCAATATCCGTATCCTTTGCTTCAGAATCTTTCTTTAAAGAATCAATTTCATTTTTTCTGGCGTCAAATTCAGTTTTGAGAACATTTTGGTCTTCATCATCTAATTTTGCTAGTATCTCTTCAATGGTCATAACGTATTCAACTCCTTTCATTAAATATTCATTTGTTAATTCCTTATTAATATTTGCTAGGACTTTTTTTGCACTTCCTGTTGCCATGTTTTTTGCTTCTTGCGAAACAGTTGATTGTGGAATCCTTGAGAGTGCATTTCTAACATGAATGACATCCACTTTTCCAGAAGCATCTTTATATGGAAAATGTCTTAAACTTCTTGGAATAGTTTTTCCATCTGAATCTTTTTTTTCTCCTGGTTCAATGTAGAAAAATGCACTGTCAGGCAAATCATTTATGTAAGCAGTAGTCCAAACTGCTTTCATAAGGTCTTCAATTTCTAAAATTTGACCTCCTTTATTTTTTAAAAGTACAATATGGGCTTCAGGATTATCTCCTGCCTCAACAACTCTAAAACTATTTATAACTATATCCCTTAAACTTTTTCCCAAACTTTTACACCTCCTCTCGTATTCCTATCCCTTCCATAGAAAACATTGGAGATTTCATCTTTTTTATAAATTTATAATCTTTATCATCTGGAAACCAAAAACCCAACCAAACACCCTCTGGAAGGGTTCCTTCTGGAACTTTCATTTTTTCCAGTTTCTCTTTTGTAAACATCATACTCTCAATCAAATATCCTCTTGCTGGAGTTCCATGTCTAATGCCAGACTTTCTTCCACCAACATTAAATCCATAGACAGCCATCTCCAAATCTTTTATGTGCTCTGGTTCAATTCTATCTTCACTCCAATCTATAACTTGTTTTCCATTTTTCTTTATTGCAACGTATCCCCAACCAAATACTAAATTATTATCATCATCATAAACTTCTTTTTTAAGTTTAGTCTTTATAATTAGCTTTTCACCAGTAGTTTGTACTATAGCTGTGCCTTGAAGTATAGCTTTCCTCTTTGCTTCCTTTCTAGCAGATTCACTACCTGGTGAATATGTATAACAATGTCCTGATTGTCCATACTTGTATCCAGGACGATTATTTTCCATACAAGCCATAAGAGGCATTATTTTCTACCTCCTTCTTCATAGATTTGATTAAATTTAGTTTTATCATCTGTTTTATGTGACACATTATGTGGCTTCTTCTCATCCACTTTTAATTTGTAATCTAAATCATTATATTGTTCCTTAGTTCCTTTTCCGTTTCCATCCATTACTACTTTTATTTTTTGGTCAGTATTGTCTGGAGTTCCCATACCATTATTTTTTGAATCAATAGAACCCTGCGGAAAACCGGCTATGGAGTTGAGGTACCTTTCAAGTTTTTCACTTGGGAATACATTTAACCCAAGTTTTTGTAATTTAAGTAAAAAGTCAGCAACATTGTTTATATCTGGAGCTTCTATTTCTCCTACAACTAATTTTGGAAAATCTGTAAGGTCTTTAATTCTAAATCCATTTATCTCAAGTAATCTTGGAATAGCATATTTATTAAATATATCTGCTATTTCTTGAACTTGTGCCTCAAGTGCTGCTGCAATAAGGCTCTTTTTTACATCAGCAAGTGCAAAAGAGCCAACCTTATCTGCACCTAACATAATGATGTCAGCTAGCATTGAACCAGCTATTCTCTGGTCATATCTATTAAGAACCTCATTGGTATTTATCTGTCTATTACCACCAGTAGTTACTAAATCAAATTCCCACCCAAATGGTAATACTAATCCAGCATTTTTATCTCTTCTAATATTAGCCACTATTTTTTCTGCTTCAGCTCTTAAAGCTACTGCTTTTGCATTATTGGGTTCCCATATATCCAGACCTTCCGCAACTGTAAGTTTTGGTAATCCTGCGAGTTCTCTTTCTATTCCCATAGCTTCAATTTCTTCAATATATTTTTTGAAAAACCATGCTCTGTAAGCAATTCTCAATAGTGACCTTCCCTCTGGATTTCCTCTATTTGCTGTTGTTCTAAAATGTAAGCATTTCTCCATTGGTATTTTGATTATTTCACCTGTGGAAGGAACTAATTGTTCAAATTGTTTAAGCTCTCCTGTATTATCATTGAATATCCAATTATTCCAAGAGTCCTGTGACCTTCCAGGTATTGACCTCCATCCTATTTTCCCATCATTATATTTGCTGTTATATTTTGGATTTCTACTATATCCTCTTCTTATTTTGTAAACTATTTCATGTATTGACCAACCGTAAGTGAATTTTGAAAG